GATACAAAGTACACTAAAGAGCTTCTTAAGAAGTCCAGTAACTTGATAGACTGTAAACAGATGTTTAAATTGTGAAGTGGCGCATCGAGGTGCACAGTATGTGTCGGTGTGTTATTTTTTGAATGGTCACCACTACCAACAGACTTTACTTAGAGATGACGCGTACAGAGTGCGACGATTTGTCGAACGAGAGCGAGGAACAGTCTACTGGTTTAATCCAGCTTAGTGATCCTGTAAATCACCCAGCACATTATACGCAAGGTGGCATCGAATGTATCGAAGCCCTTAAGGCTGCTTTAGGTTTCGAAGGGTTTAAAAGCTACTGCCGTGGCAACATCATTAAATACCTCTGGCGTACGGAACACAAAAACAAAGTTCAGGATTTGAAAAAAGCAAGATGGTATCTGGATCGGTTGATCGAAGAGAGCGAAAAGTGAACCTATAATGTAGGAAAAGAAATTCCTCATGGACGTAAGAGCGTTTGGGTCAATTTACGGGCAGACAGCAAGTCTCCCTTATACCAGCGGATTTAAGTGGATTCCTTCCGACGGGAGAGTTAATTTTCCTTCGTGTCGTGCATTATTTATTCAGAACGGCGGGGGCAACAATAAAACTCTGGCTTTAGAGTTCTCTGATGCACCCGGACAAGTGTGTGAAAACGATCATCTAAATGGTGATTTTATTTGCCCTATATCTGCAACAGCTTTAATTAGCGGGAATGTCACAAACGTTATGGTTTTATACTAATGGCTGAAGTCGCTAAAAAACGAGACCCTAAGAAATGGGCTGCTGCGAAAGCTAAAGCTCGTAAAAAACTCGGGGGTCACTCAGCCCGAGCGATGCAGCTCGCAACCAAGTACTATAAAGAAGCGGGCGGTACGTACGAAGGCAAAAAATCTTCGTCGAATCGTCTCAGTCGCTGGTCTAAAGAGGACTGGCAAACTCGTGAAGAGTACGAAAAGTCCAAAAAAGACTGATCATGGATACGGACGATCTTGTTAGTTACCTTTCGGGCGGATCTACTTTTCGCGAAAGGGCTTTTAACGACGCTGCTGATCTGATCAAAGCGATTCACAGTTCGCCTAAATCGGACTCGATTACCCAGGGTCTCATCAACCCTCTAAAAAACGAAATGCTGGCGCGGGCTTTAGCCGCTAAGGCCATGATGGGTACAAGTGGCCGATAAAGCACGCGAAAAAGGTCGCACTGAGCGGTACCTTCCACGTTCCGCGTGGGCGTCTCTTAGTCCTGAAGAACGTCAGGCAACTGACGAAAAGAAAAAACGCGCTACGGCAGGTGATAAACCTGTAAATACTCAGGTAGCGAACACTGATAAGGCGCGGGAGGCAAGACGTCGCGCTTCCGAGTACATTAGAAAAAAGACTTCTAAAGATGGCTGATCCGTTTCTTGAAGCCGGTGATCTGTTTACTCGTGCGTTTAACGCTCAGGAGTTAGCAGCTCGTCGCCAGATGAAGGCTCAGCGAGCGAGTATGCGTAGCGATGAGTACACGAGTCAATTAGAGGATCAAGCTTATAACGCTCCTGTACCTCCTATGAACGCACCTTATGGTGTGTTTGAGGAAGGATTCCAGCCCACGGGGGATCCTATGGAGGATATCAAACAGGAACTAATGCAAAAGACACGCGCGAATCGTCGTGCAGCAGAATCAGCTCAAGCTGTTCGTGCCGGAAACGGTAACGTAACTCCGAGTATGCGTTAATATACTGACAGCTTCAGAGACGCTGTGCTGTTTGACTGCTTTCTGTACTTTGACGAAAAAGAGCTTTTAGAGCTTCGCGTCAATATTCTTAAAGACATCGTAGACGGTTTCATCATTACAGATGCAGACCGTACTTTTAAGGGTGATAAGAAAGATTTTACATGCGTCGAAACAATTCGTGCGCTCGGTCTTCCCGAAGAGAAAATTCAAGTTCTACACGTCGAACTACCTCCTCCGGACATTGCGCCAAATCCTTGGGTTCGGGAGTACTCCCAGCGGGATGCTCTGGCTGTGGGTATGCGGATGACTCCACCCGATTCCGTATTTTTCTTTAGTGACGTCGACGAGATTCCTAAAGCAGATGCGCTTCTAGCTGCAGTTGATTTGGCAAAACAGGATCCTCAGCGATGCGTCCGACTGTCGATGCCAATGTTTTACGGGCGAGCCGATCTCCGCGTGGTTGATCCAGAGCGTGATACATCTAAACCCCCTACAAATTGGACTTGCGGCACAGTTGTTCTCCACGAGCACCTGGATCAGACACTTTCGGAAATTCGTAGAAACCCGAACGACTTGGTTTACGGCGACTGCGATGCTGGGTGGCATTTTTCTTGGATGGGAGATCCCGCCCGTATGAAGCGGAAGCTTACGTCGTTCTCTCATTGTTACGACGATATTCCGTCTGCCCACGCTCCTGCATACAGCCAGGAAATGTTGGATTACCTCGATGCTTACAAAGCTGAAGCCGGTGGTAACGACCCCCTGGGACGAAAAGATCATGTTCTGGAGCCCTATCCGCATGAGCTTTTGCCTCCTGAACTGTTTAAAATAGAGAGAGTACGCGAGTATCTACTTCCCAATGGCTGATCTCATGACGGAACAGATCAAAAAGCCTTTTGCCGGGCGCCAAGGTGGCGGTGAAAAGGAAGGTTCTGAGCGTAATGAAGTCCGTCGTGAAGCTGTCCGTAAAGCACGGAAAGCTCGTATGATGCGTACAAAGGAGCGGGAAGCCGGTTCTCGCTGACTTATAAAGGAAAACGTCGATGCCTGCGGACAACCTAAGCGTACGGCAGCGGTTTAATGAGATTCTAGAAGCTTCTAGAACTCAAGATCGCAGCAAACAATCTGCGACTATGGTTGTCCTTAGTCATCTGCAGCAAATGACGCTGCTGATGATGAAAAAAGGGCTGTTTTTTTACTGCGAGCAAGATACCTATAAGGCTCGGACAAAGTTTGTCGAGGATCTTATCCAGCTAAACCGTCTGGATATTCGGTTTCCTTCGATTATTCGTAACTTTCTTATCGACGGCTGTGGGCTTTTTTACTTTCGACCGGATCCAAAATTAAAGTATCAAATTTACTTCTTCAACAAAACTCAGTACAGGGTTTATCACGACATCAACGGTGAGATCGAAGAAGTCGTAATCATTTATAGTTATAAGATTCGCAACAGCGCTATCGGTCTGCCTGCAGATACGCAAGGACAGAATAAACGGTATGTTCGAATATCTATAACTAACGACAAGATTACAGAATATGAAGCTAATAGTGAGCTCAGTTTTGAACTTGAGCCCGGATCTTTAATTACACCTAAAAACAGTCGTCCGAATACACTCGGATTTATTCCGGCTGTTGAGGTTCTAAACAAGCCGAACGCCAGCGGTACAGAAGGAGAGGGCGAATTCGAGCCCTTCATGCAGCAAATTGTTCTGCATGATCAGATGATGCAGAATATCGCTAAGAACATCGAGTTCTTTGGTAATCCCACGCTCATCAGTTCACGTCCTCGCAGTGATCTAGTCGAAGCTTCGGACGCGGATCGTACCTTCCGCCCGACCATCAGTAGCCAAAGCGGTTTTGCTGGACTAGATACTCCGTCGACTCGCGTCTCCGAACCTTTCGGTTCTCAGTCTGGTCTCGGCGGACTTCGTGTCCCTCGGATTATCGCGAACGTAGAGCCCTCCGACCGCGTGGGCTACATGACACCCGACCCCGTTAACGGGGATATGAACCGGTATGCGCTTTTATTACGAGAAGAGATTCGAACAGCCCTGGGTGGGGTTGATGAAATATCAATCAGCGCCGGAGCCACTGCGACGGAGATTAAAGGGCTTATGGGTCGCGCTCAAGCGACTGCTCTTCGTAAAAATAAGAGTTTTTTGACCTACGGTTTTTGTCGTTTGCTGGAAATGATCCTGTACCATCAGGAGCAAATTTTCCGCGAAAGTTTTATTTCGGTTATGGGTTTAGCCCCGCCGAAAGAACCTAAAGAACAAACTGAAGAGACACTGCTTAAGTACCAATCGAAGCTCACAAAATACGAAGAAAATGTCGATCTAGCGATCCAAGCTGCACTTGCCGATAACAAAGTCCCACGTGGTGTTTTTGGACTTCCCCCTGATGGGGATCGTGCGGTAACGTATCGATTCCAGGGTGATGTGTACGAAGACACTGCGTACGATATCAACCAAAAGTCAATCGTAGTCCGGAACTTGCAAGAGCTTGGCGTAGATAGTGTCGAAGCTCTGAAGTATTTGTTCCCGGATAAAACTGATCTGGAACGTTCGGAAATGTTGAAGGGCTTTCCTTTCCGAATGATTCAACAAACGCAGGGCGCAATGTCGCAATTCTTGCTACTATTGAACCAGATGCTACAAGCCCCGCATCCGTTAGCCCCTAATCAGCCTTTAGCGGCTGATCCTCGGCTAAACCTAACGCCCTTACTTTATAGGACGTTTGACCACCTCGCGCAAGAACTGACTTACTCGGGCAGCTATGAGCCAGCAGATCCCAGCTTCGATCCCGAGCCCGGTCTCCCCGGCGGTAGCAGCCCCTCAGGCGGCGGCCCCGGCGGCGGACCAGGGTTCAACCGCTTACCCGCAATGGGTAGCCAGTACCCAGGCGGTGCCTTCGGCAGTTATGCCCCAAGCGCCATCGCCGGCACAACAGGCTACGGTCCCTTCTACCAACAGCCAGTACAACCAGTCTCTGTCCGTCTCCTCCCCGAGCAACCCTTGGGAAGCAGCGCTGGGCAGCTTGGACCGGATCGTGTCCCGGCTCTCCCCGTCGCCCAGCCAGACAGCACCGTCAGCGCAACCCCAACTGACGGCGGCGGATATTCAACAACTCAGTCAGCTTTCACAGGCCCAACCGTGGGCTTACCAAGCCCCTACGGCTCAGCCGACCTACTACAACAACGGGTCTACGACCCAAACTTCCTATCCGACTTCTACGGAACAACAGGCTCCAAGCCTAAGTCCCGAAACATCCGCCGTCGTTAATCACTTCGGCATCGAGGCTCCGGGTATCCTCAACCAGTACGCCACCACGCTCGAAGATGCTCTGATTCAGCAGCATCAAGTGCTGGAGGAAGTTTCCAATCGCGGGGCTGCTATGGAAGCTATCCTGACGGATCCTGATCACTTAGCTGATTACACCAATCGTTTCTTTACCGAAGTGTATCCTGTAGACGAACAGCAACCTGTTCAACAGTACAATCCTCAGTACGATCAGGTTCCCGCTGTGCCCGCTTCCGCCGTGGCCGGCGCTCCTTCTCCCGACGCTGATGTTCAGTGGCAGAACTTCAGCCAAGTCATGAACCAGAGCCCTGAAAACGCTTGGCGTTACCTGTCCAACATGGGTCCCGAGGCGTTCCGCTCGAAACTCTTGTTCCTGGACAACGCCTGATCTAAACTCGGGAACGATGGGGACAAACCCCGCTTGAGGAGGGCGGGGTTTTTTATTATCTATACGTGCGTTACGATTAGCTGAGGGTTTTTACAGCTATGCCATTCAAATCGGCAAGCCAAAGACGTAAATTTTACGCAATGGCCGAGCGTGGCGAAATTTCCAAGGAAAAAGTGAAGGA